ATCATTCGCCTTTTCGAATGCTGATTTCAACGTATCGGGGCTTGTATCTGTATTATTTATAACTTGTTTTGCCATTACGTATAAATTTCATATAATTTGTCAAATTCACTATTCATCCAATCAAACCATAGCTTGATGCTTTGCTTTGTATCATCTGCTGTGACTTCATATAGACTGTCTGCTGTGATTCTCTCGCTATTTGCACGTAGGTTCAACAATGAGCCTTGTCGTGTTATTCCGTATCCTAATCCAAGTGGTCTCATATTAGCCTTTTATTAAAATCATACTCCCGGCCGAAAGTGTAATAGTAGAAAACCCTCCCGGAATTTCTATGAAAATACCTGCCGGAAGAGTAACTTCACTAAAATCACTATCCCCAGTGACTTTACTGCTATCAGTAAGAGTGATAGCACTTACCGTTGCTTCCTCTAATACTAAAAATCCTGTGTAAGTTCCAGAAGTAGCTGCTCCTGTCCCTTCTAATACATGAATACCTACATTTGGAAATTGCTTTCCAAGTAAAGTATCTTGATTTTCTTCTGTCGCCACTCCTGAAGGAGCTGTGTCAGCTCCCACATCCAAAGCCTTCCACCAATTTACCCAAGCTGTAATATTAGCGTACCCATCACCATTGTCATCTTCAATCTCTGTCAAAGGAGTATCACTTACCCCTGTCGAATGAGTTTTGCTGTGAATACTTATCAAATCCCCGCTTTGTAATGAAGTAGTGTACTCCATTACCAAGTCTTCTATGGAAAACTCTTGGTTATTTATCCAAAGCCTTCCTGCTGTTGTTTGATGAATTACTTTTGTCATAATCAAATATTTTACCAGTTATTTACTTTTCTCTTCACCCAGTCTTTAAAACTTTGCCAAGTACCTTTTACCAACTCTGAGAATAAATGAGTTCTCCATTGAATTAAAGCAATCCAAAGTATCGTTGCAGTTAAAAATCCCCATCCAAACATATCATTATTATTTAAGTTATTCTTCTAACGTTTCTTTTTCGAGTCAAATAATTAAATCCCTGAGCTGCTGCATCCACTTGGTCTTTATAAGTCGAAGCCGGAAACAGCATGTGCTCGTCAATAAAATCCTTGTTCCAGTTTGCAGTCCTGAGCATCACATTTCCATTATTCACTTGCACACTGTACGGGTCTGCCCTTGCCACCTTGTCCCCGGTAGGATTTTTTATCTCCACGTGAAACCCAGCCAAGTTACGAACAGTACTCTCCGCACTCTCTTTTCCTCCACTTCCACCTTCCTGCTCAATTACAATATCCACTTTTCCTCCGTCTACTTCCGCAGTCTGCCGGATTATCTTCTCTCTCACATCACTACTCCATTGTCCACGCTTTACATCGTCAATCAGAAACTTCCCGTCTTTCATTCTACTTATCCTGACTCCTACTGTGTAAGTCCCACTTTTCTGACTTCCTGCCTTGTCCCAAGACCGAACACTACGCAAGTAATCTTTTTCTTTAAAAATTTCACTTGTCATTTGAAAGAAGTCGGTTTTGAACATCCCACCTCCCGCAGGAGCAGGGGACTGTCCGATCTGCCCGGCATAACCATATTGTCCCAAGTCAGATTCGAGTTCTTGAAGCACTTTCCAACTCAAACGATTTACGTCAAACAACCCATCCTTGTAATACTTGACAAGTTCTTTGGGTTTTACCATGTGTTTATAACCTCTTATTTCTCCGGGCATACAAATATGACGGGTGTTTTCTTTCTTTTTACTTAAAATGTGTCCGGTAGGATCTTCCCGGCTAAGTCTTTGCATAATCCCGATAGTCACACTCACTTCTTTGTTTGTCTTACGAGTAGGAAGTGTTTCATCAATCCACCGGTTAGCTATGTCAAGTTGAATTTCACTAAAAGACTGTTGAGGGTTAATCGGATCATCCCAGATAATAATATCACCGTGAAAACCGGTAAGAGTACCTCCTACTGAAGTACTAAACCGGTTTCCTCCTGACTTCTCTCTGGCAAAATAATTATTAATTAAACTCGGAATTTTCTTGACTATCTTAAAGTTTCCTTTCGTGTCTTTGTCGGACTTAATGTCAATGTCGGGATAAATCTCTTTAAACTTTTGTGATTTTACCAAATCCCGGCAATACTCTGCACTTTCCAATGATAAAGCACTTGAGTAACTCGCCGTAATAAATCTCATCCAGTACCATTGTGTCCAACACCAAACCGGGAATACTATACTACACAGAATTGTTTTGGTGCTTCCCGGCGGTACATTGATAAGCAAGTCATGTTTCTTTCTTTCCCTTCTGCCTACTCTCCTTGCCACTTCCTCCAACTCATCACACAAGTATTTAATATGCCAGTTATCCACGAATGGTTGGCCACTGAGTTCCGGCCAAGCCCACCGTAAAAAGTGGTACAAGCTCCTGTTATTAAGTTCACGGGTAATCAACCGGGGATTTTCCACAGCTTTTTTGAGCGTGGGACTTCTTAACAACTCCTGTACTACTTCGTTGTTCTCGACTTTCTCTTTCAATATTTCGGTTTCGCTACTCATTTACTGCTCTTCAAAGTCCACGTCCTCGACTTCTCCTTGTCCAAGCTTACTTAACACCTCAAGTTCTTCTATTGAAAACTGTGATAAGTCCACTTGGTGGTGCATGGTAATGTTTCCTTTAACTTCCACCCGGTCACTCCACACTTCCGGTTGACGGGCTTTTAGCCACTTAATAGCTGCTGTAACGTTGGGCGGGTAATGTTTTACCGTGTCCACTTCCAAAGGCTCCACCCATTCCCTGATTGTACGTCCTTTGCTATCAAATTCCCTTTGTTTGTTTGAGATAATCACTTTGTCCGGGTGACTGTAACCGAGTGCTGCTTCGTACAATGCCTTAGCCACTTTCGCATCAGCCAAATCCCTTCCTTTGATTATTGCTTTTCTGAACTTCGGATACTTGTTCTGCCATGTATTAATTGTCTCAACAGTAACTTCAAATACTTGGGCAAGTTGCACTAAAGTACATCCCATAAGTGTAAAGTAATATGCGTGCCTTGCAAACTCTTCCTGATACTTCACGTTTACCACACCGACTTCTTTTCGTTTACTTGGCAAAAACTTTGGTTCCGGTAACTTACGTATACGCTTATTTTTCCTCGTTCTTTTCATATTTCCCAAAAAACTTTTGGGAAAGGTACAGTTTAATAATTAAAAAGCAAACTCTTTTACTACCCTAAAAGTAAACTTTACTCTCACTTCTTAAATCACTCCGCTATTACTCATCCTTTTTAACAAAATATTTAATTATATGGACAAGTTACTCTCCTATACTTCCCTGTACTTCCCTTAAAATCCCCAATAACTTACGATTTGAAAGTTGTCCCTATTGGTGACAACAACTAAATTGAAAGTAAAAACACAATATTACTATCAATATGAAAGTTCCCTTTCCCAAAAGTCCCAAAATTTTTCCAGAAATTTTTTTAAAATCCACTAAAATCCAACTTTTTTCAAAAAAATATGGAAAAGTTGTATTAAAAGTAACACAAGTAATGGTAATAATATCAAAACTTACCATACATATCTCTGTACATTCCCTATAATCCTTGTAATCCATACATATTCCCTGCTACTTGATACAAATCCAAATTCCTGTAAGCCCTGTAAACAAGTCCAAATTTCCTTAAAAGTTCAAAAAATACGGCAGATTTTTTTAGGGGTTCGTCCGCCCACTCACGTTCCCGCACCCGCCACTTGCATGAGTTGGTCTTGGTGTTTGTGTTATCGGATTGTGCCGGGTATCTGGGACTGGTATCTGGGACTGGTATCCGGGACCGAGTATCGGGGTTTGGTATCCGGGACCGAGTATCGGGGTTTGGTATCTGGGACTGGTATCCGGGACCGAGTATCGGGGTTTGGTATCTGGGACTGGTATCTGGGACTGGTATCCGGGACTGGTATCTGGGACTGGTATCCGGGACTGGTATCTGGGACTGGTATCTTTTATTCAGGTTTGTTTATCCGTTCTGGATTATTCCCTGTTCTGGATTGTTTGTTATATTGCCGTATGGTAACATATAGGACAATGTAATGACATAACCGTATTATATTGGTGTATTGGTATGGATTGATTTTTTTGCAGTGGTGCAAATTTGATTGAATGAATATCGGTCATATTCCGTTAACGTTTTTTAACAATTGACGTGCATTTTTTAACGTTATATATTTGCAGGTATGGATTAATACCCCGATATTGTACGTATTGTTTAACCATTCTAATTTATTTGTTATGAGTACACCAATTGACGTTACGAAATTGACCGCTGAGCAATTCGCAGAATTGCAGGCACAGGTTACCGCACGCGCTGAAGAGCTGGCACGGATTGAAGCAGAACGCACCGAACAGGAACATGTTCAGAACTGGATTGACGACCTGACCAAAGGTCTGACCGAAATGAAGGACGTTAACCGAGAATCCGTTTTGACGTTCGTATTTGAATCCGTTAAAGGTTTGGTGAACGACGACAACAAAGAGGCGTTCACCGAATCCATTGTGGAATATTTGAAAGATTTGAACCCTAAAAAGGTCCGCAGAAGTGTCGGCAGTGGCAAAAGCTATTTTGAACCAGTGGATCCGAAACCCGGATCAAAGATGGCAGTTATTCGTGACCTTTTGCAGGCTAAACCAGTCACAAAGGACGAATTGACTACCGCAGTGGAAACTAAATTTCCGGACATGGCCAAAAAGAACATATCTTGGGCTGTAAAACGTGCCCTCGGAGGTGCGCTGGCGGGGGTTGCCGAAAAGGACGGGAAGTATCATATTCTCGCTGAGGGTCCGAAACCAACTGATCCGAAACCTGAAAAATAGATTTTTACCGGAGTTATCCCGGACTGACTTTTCAGTCCGGGTTTTTTTGTGCTCAAAAGTATTCAAATGAGTAAAATTGAAAAGAATGAAAAAATATAAAATTAAAATAGATGGAGAGGACTATATGATGACTCGCGAGGAAATAACTGGTATTTTGAATAAAAGATCAGCTAAAATATTCTTTAGAACTGTAAAACAGGGTGGAGAAATTAGTTTTCCATTCAATGCTATAAAACCCGAATATCGGGAAGTGGAGGCCTGACTTGGTAGTTTTGCCGGAGTTCAATTCTCCGGCAGGCCACAAAAGTATTAAAACAAGTAAAAAATGACAATAGAAAGACAAGAGTTCGGGCACTTGATTTTCCCAACTCTGAATGTACTGTTTATAATTGCACTCTTTATGCTCTTTTGTCTGGCAATTGATCTGCAAGAGTATGAAAGAAAAGCAAAAGAAAAACAGGAGTGGCTTAAAACTCACACTCCTGACGGGTTGAAATATACTTACACAAATGAAAACTTAAAAGACTATGAACTCAACTGAAATCAAAACCATTTTCAAGTACTTTATGGAACCTCACCAACTCCATGAAGAAGTTTGGATTATGAGACCGAAGTACAAAAACTTTGAACTCATCGTGTGCTGCTCCTATAACAAGTGTTTTGAACTTGCTCAAAAACAGATTGAGGAAAACTTTAAATTTGTAAAGCCTTAGAAAGGAGGTGTAAAGTAATGTTCTCAGGTATATTTGCAGTAACTACTGCCGCAATACTTATCATTGCAGCAACAGTAGAAGTAATAATCATATTAAAAGAAAACCATGAAAAAAGAAACTAAAAAACTTATCTGGCAAGCGATATTGTTCTTGGCAATATTGCTTTTCGCTATGATAGGAGAAAGTCTTATTGAAAAACTTTTAAAAGTCATACTATGAAAACTTTTTATCACTTGAAAATCTTTATGCGGGAATGTCGTATAGAAGATGTTCACGATTGGAATGAGAGAAGGGATCAAGCTAAAAAACTTTTCCCGCAAAAGTTAATAAACCGGCTCGACATGAGTGGGTTTATTAAAAGTGTAGTAAACCAAAAATCAAAACACTCTGACGAGTCCTGAAAGGACGAAACCGGTGTGAAAGCCGGTAAGTGTTTAAAACTTTTAAAATTTATTGATATGAAAAAGACTTTTATTAGATTTCAACATGGCAAAAATACACTCGGGCATCCCGAAGTATATTGCCAAGTAATTGAAAAGTTCCCTCCAACTATTGCATGGGACGTGATCGGAACTCTGACTTTTACAAAGTTCAGAGAGCAATTCACTTTCAATACTGCCGAAGTTCGCAGTGACAAGCACGAAAACTTCTTGAAAATGACTAAAATTGTCAAAACTTTGAATGAAAACACATTCTTTGATTCGGATATTATTGAGTGTTTGAATGTTCTCAACTATGAAGAACAGATTATTTTCGGACAAGAACTTGTTGGTTTGTCCGATAACGGGAAGTTCATTTATAATCTTTTCGCAGATGAGAAAATGGAAAAGATTTATACTCGGTTTGTAGCTACTAATGATTTTGAAGCTGCAAAGTTTGTGAGAAAACATTATCCGCAATACGAGGGTTTGTGGCAATCTTACAAAAGAATATCCGTTGAGTCAGTACTTTTCAACTCAGGGAATTATTCTTTATCAAAACTGGTACTCAATCACCCGTTCTTTGCTTCGATTGCACTTCGTATGAAATACGTTTAAAACTATTAATGAAAATTAATCGCTATGGAAGGGCAATATTCAAACGAAGAGATGTTACAGATGAGTAATATTATTTCGTCTGTAAGTCAGTTACTCGATGGACTTATTATAAGAAAAGTTGGGAAGACTATTAATTACTATTGTCAGCACAGCGACAAAAGTTGGACTAACTTCAAATGTATAACAGTCGATTAATTCTATTTTAAGGGACTTTTGTGTCAAAACGATAAAATGTATTACTTTGATATAAAAGTCCCTGTAAACGGCTTAAAATGGTCTTAAAAATGATTTTATGGACACAATAGTCATCTCTCAGACAAATAACTCAACGTTGCATATTAAGAGTTATCGGGTTAGCGGGAAGTTTGATCCGAATTTCTTAATAAAAGAAACCGGGGAAACTTTCAGAACTCACAAAGGAGCGTTCAAAAGATGTCGCAAGTTGCTCAAAAAAGATCGTGATGAGTATTATAAAACTCATCCTAAAAGATTGAAACGAAGGAGAACTAAACCTGTGAAAACAGAAGTTAAAACAGAAAAGAATGTATGGACTCAAGTAAATATAGGATAAGAACTGCCGGAATTGCAGGGAAGTACCTAAGAGTGTGCTTCCCTGACAATGACTTTTCAGCAAAAAAGCAACTTCAACATGTTCCAAAAAAGCATGATGGGGCTGCTTATTTGTTGCCACTTGAGAAAAGATACGTAAAAGAACTTGAAAGATTAAAATTTGAGTTCAGCAACGGACTTAAAAAGTGGATTAATGAAGTAAGAGTTGCAGAAAGCAGGAAAGTTACAGTAAAAAACATTCCTAAACTCGGTGGGACTTTGTACCCTTACCAGTTAGAAGGAGTCAATTTTATTGAGTACAAAAACGGGAGAGCACTCATAGCAGACGAAATGGGACTTGGCAAAACAGTACAGGCACTCGCTTGGGTTCAATTAAAAAAGCCTGAGTGTTTACCTGTACTTGTCATTTGTCCCAGCTCACTTAAAATAAACTGGGAACGGGAATCTGAAAAGTGGACTACCGGGACTGACATTGAAGTACTTTTCGGACAAACCCCAAAAGAAATCGAAGGCAATTTAATTATAATAAACTATGATATATTGCCTTACTGGGTAGAAGAACTGAAAAGAGTTGAACTGAGTACTATCATATCGGATGAGGTTCACATGATCAAGAACAATAAAGCACTGAGAACCAAAGCTTTTAAACGTCTTATAAAAAATGTGCCTTACCTAATAGCACTTACCGGGACTCCTATTGAAAACAGACCAATAGAGATTTTTAATATTCTCTATGCACTTGATAACAATATCTTTCCAAATTACTTTGTTTTCACTAAAAGATATTGTGGAGCAAAACCCGGTGCTTTCGGATGGGATGTGAGTGGCTCGAGTAATTCAGCCGAGTTAAACAGGATACTCACAGATACTGTGATGATCCGCAGAAAGAAGAAAAATGTACTTAAGGAACTTCCACCAAAACAAATTGCAAAAGTTACCCTTGAGATAAATAACAGACTTGATTATCAAAAAGCTGAGGATGAGTTTGTCCAATACTTAAAAGACAGGTTTCAGTCATACTCAACCGATCTTGACGAACAAGTCAAAAAAGAACTCAGACAATACGCAAAAGATCACGAAATTGAGATTGAAGACGAGGAACTTTCAGCGAGTGATCTTGAAAATATAAAGAAAGAAAAGATTAAAAATGCAAGGAACGCTCCAATGTTTGCCAAAATTGAAACTTTGAAGCAACTTGCAGTTCAGGGAAAGTTAAAACAGATAATTGACTGGATTGATGACTTCCTTGAGAGTGATGAGAAACTTGTGGTTTTCGCTATTCATAGAAAAGTAATTGATTTACTTATGAAACACTTCCCGGATGCCGTAAAAATTGATGGGAGTGTGAGCATGAAAAAGCGACAATTAGCAGTTGACTCATTCCAAAACAATCCAAAAGTCCGGTTACTTATCGGAAACATTAAAGCTGCCGGAGTAGGAATTACTTTGACTGCCGCTTCAAACGTGGCAGTAATTCAGTTTCCCTGGAGTCCCGGTGAACTTGTTCAGGCAAGTGACCGGGTTCACAGAATTTCACAGACCAAGCAAGTAACCATTTGGCACTTGGTAGGTGAAAACACCATTGAGGAAAAGATAATTGATATTCTTGTCAGGAAAGAAAAAGTAATAAATGAAATTCTTGACGGGGAGTTCAGAAAAGACGAATCAATATTAAGTGAGTTAATCAAAAATTATAGAAAGGAAAAATGAAATGAAAAATTATTTAAAAAACTTTTTTGGTGGAGTATTAATAGTAATGATTCCACTTGTTATTATTTCTGTCATTGGATATATGTTTTATGATATATCTCAAGACATGAAAAGAATGAGTTACCCTATCGGTAAAGAGATCGTTGTAGGCAAAGATACATTAATCGTTGTCAGACATGAATTTTTTAAAAGTAGTTATCAAATGAATAACGGAATTTCGGTAAGTAGTAATTTAGTATGGGAACAACTTGAAGAAGAAAAATAAATGAACAGAAAAAAGTAATTGCGTAATGGGCAGAAGAAGGAAAAAAGCTGGGATGACTCTTACCATTATAAGTGGAAGAATCGGGTACAAAGAAATCACAAGTTACTTGTACTCTGATAAAAGATACAACCACTATGTTTATAATGGCAGGAGAAGTTCCGGTGCTTTTCAAAAAGAAGATTTTGATGACGTATTTAGTATAGAAAATTTAACACTTTAAAAATTACTTATTATGGAAAAAGATGAATTTCAAAAGTTAAAAGACATTTGTCCCGGAACTTATGAACAAGTTAAAAATAAAGGATTTGTTTGTCCTCATTGCAGGCAAGTTTTTCAGGGAAAAGAGGTTGTACTTACCATTAAAAACGATACACGACATGATGGAAGTCCTGAATTTAAAGCAGTGCAAGTCAATGGAAACATTTATCTATTAACTTGCCCTCATTGTAAATCAACTGCTCTTCATGGATTTGGAGAAGCTTATGGATATTTTGATTAATAACTTTAAAAATTACTTATTATGGAAAAGATCAATTTTAACGGGGCTTTCCCAAACTTGTCAAGAGCTTACGAAATAGCAAAGTTTGGAAACTTCTCAATTACAGTATTTTATTCTGCTGACACTTTGGATTATCCAAAAGCAGATGAGGACTACCAACTCCTTAAAGAGTTCTACAATGACGTAGAGTTCAAATCTGAAGGAAATATCTTTGTTCAGATAATCAAACCAAGAGATTATAAGTCTTTTGAGCATTGTGAAACTATTGAAGATATTCACAAAAGAGTTGAGAAAGCAAAAAGTAATCAAATTCCTATGAAGTATGATAACAACTCAGCTTGTTATGAACTTCTGAAAAATGCCACACAAAGATTGAATTTCTCATCTAAAGATGTTGAGATTATAGATAGGATGGCTTTGAAAATTGCACAACTCGATAGCACTAAAGAAATAGAAGCTCATCATATTGCAGAAGCAATCCAGTATAGGATAAAAGACAATTATCAATATCCTTTGATTACTGCGGAAGACAATACAATCGAGTTCGGGGACTCAATTAAAATCAAGCGAGGAGATATTGAGTCTGAGTATGTTGAACAAGCTATTGATTACTTGAAAACACTTTAAAATTACTTATTATGGAACTAAAAGATTTAGTAGGAAAACACTTATTATCAGGAGTTGATATTACTTCTGAAAAGGGCAATGATCTTTGGGATGAAACTTGTGATGTAGTTCGGTTTGTTATAGATGGAATTACTTATAAAGCTATTGAAGATCCAGAAGACGGGTATAGATCATACATAAAAGAACTAAGTATTACCAAAGAAAAGGTAAGCAACACATTCCCTCCTCAAAAAGTTATAGGAGTAATGAAAGAAGAAAGTGATTGTGATACTATTCAATTCTTTGATAGTAAGACGAAAAACATAGTATTGGAAGTAGGTACAGAAGATACAAATACATACTATCCAATGTGTATCATGAGATGGCATCCTGAGAATCTTGCCATAAACAATTAACCTTATCCCGGTGGAGTAAAAAGCAGGTTCAACTCCTGCTTTTGGTACAAATTCACTTATTGTTTAACTTAAAATTATATGTTATGAGAGCAAAAAAGTTAGCGAGTTTGTTGGAGTTTTCACTCCAAAACAATCTTCCGGTACTCGTAAAAGGAAAACCCGGAATTGGTAAGAGTGATATAGTCACTCAAGCTTGCAACAAACTCGGTTATGAGTTAATCATATCTCATCCGGTTGTTGCTGATCCTACTGACTACAAAGGTTTACCTTTTGTAGTAAAAGACGGTGCGGAGTTTCTGCCCTTCGGTGACTTGAAAAAGTTACTGAATGCAGAAAAACCCATTGTTTATTTTCTTGATGATTTGGGACAGGCTACTCCTGCTGTTCAGTCTGCTGTAATGCAATTACTGTTAGCAAGGCAGATAAACGGACACAAGATCAGTCCTGAAGTGCGTTTTGTGGCAGCTACAAACCGCAGGGAAGACCGGGCAAATGTTTCCGGGATACTTGAACCGGTTAAAAGCCGTTTCGCAAGTATTGTAGAACTTGAAGTAAACACTGAGGATTGGGTAAGTTGGGCTTTACAGAACAATATGCCTACCGAAGTGATAAGTTTCATTCAGTTCAGACCGAGAATGCTTGATGACTTTAAAGCTACACGGGACATTGAAAATTCACCAAGTCCACGTACTGTGGCTTACGTTGGTAAAATGCTTAATGCCGGAGTTCCTTCCGATATTCGTTTTGAAACAATCAAAGGGGCAGCCGGAGAATCATTCGCTATTGAATTTGAAGCGTTCCTGAAAGTGTTTATGACACTTCCGTCATTTACACAAATTGTACTCGATCCTAATAACTCCCCTGTACCGGACGAAATCTCAGGCAGGTTTGCAGTTACGGGACTTATCAGTGAAAAAATGGGTAAGGACAACGTTGGATCGTGTATTACTTACCTGAAAAGGGTTGGTGAGGAGTTTACAGTAGCTGCTATGAAAAACTCGGCTATTAAAAACCCAAGTATTTGTTCAACTCGTGAATTTATTACTTGGGGAAGTGAAAACGGTGAATTATTTATGTCTTGAGCACACTAAAGAAAGCAAAATTAAAACTGGTACTCAATCACCCGTTCTTTGCTTCGATTGCACTTCGTATGAAATACGTTGAGGACGAGTCTGTGGGAACTATGTCTATTGGCAAAGATACCATAAAGTACAGTCCTGACTTCGTGAACAAGTTGAGCACTGATCAGTGTGTAGGGTTACTTGCACATGAAGTACTTCACTACACGTTATGTCATCACACAAGGATGGGTGATCGTGAGTTCAAAGATTGGAATAAAGCGTGTGACTACGCTGTAAATTCCATTCTTTTGAAGTCTAAATTCTATTTGCCTGAAGGATATTTGTACAATCCTGACTTCGCAGAGAAAGCTGCGGAAGATATTTACAAAGCAATTCACCAAGAACCTGAAAAAGGTGATCAGGGTGACCAAAGTGAAAACGAAAGTGGGGATGATCAGGGTGACCAAAGTGATCAAAGTAATCAGGGGGATGGGAAAAATGACTCCGGTGATGAAAATTCACCTGAAAACTGGGGAAAAGTTGAATCCGTTTCACAGGAAGAAACACAACAGGCAGAAGCAGAAGCAAAACAGGCTGCTGTGGAAGCTATAAATGTTGCCAAGCAAGCCGGAAGTATGCCCGGTGGTTTGGAAGAAATCATTTCTGAACTTATTGAACCCAAAAAGAATTGGCAGGAGTTACTTCAAAAGTTTGCTGCTGAATTAGCTAAAAATGATTACAGTTGGAGTAAACCGAATAACAGGTACTTACCTTCCGGTTTATATCTTCCTAAACTTGAATCATTGGAAATTGGCAAGTTTGCATTTGTTATTGATACAAGTGGTTCAGTAAATAAACCAGCATTGATTATATTCTTTTCTGAGTTAAAAGAAATTGCTTTAACATTCAACTTTTCAGTAACTGTGTTGTATTGTCATACAAACGTATGGAAAGTTGAAGAGTTTACTGATGACTATGAAATTCCTCCATTAGAACGTGGCGGAACTTCATTTAAACCCGCCTTTGACTATGTTAATGATGAGATGCCCGATACTAAGGCATTGGTGTACTTTACAGATGGTGAATGTTACGAAAAGTTACAGGAACCTGAATATGAAACTCTTTGGGTTATTTATGACAACAAAAGGTTTAAACCGCAATTTGGACAAGTTATTTATATTTAAAATTTACTGTTATGGAATCACTAAAAGAAAAAGTAATGATTGTCAACTTAAACATCTCACAGTGGGGTGCAAGAAAGTATGACGCAAATGCTACTCGTGAAGTGGAGCAGTTCCACAACGCTCACGAAGCTGGCAGGTTTAACAAAATGCTTATCAAATCCGATACTATGAAAGAAATCGGAAAAGCAGCCAACAGGGCAAGAACCTTTCACTATTACAACACACTCCCTTGGGGGGACAATGGTGATCGAATCCTGAGTACTGAAAACTACTTCCAATATGTTTCCGAAATGGGAAAGATCAAAAACGAGTTTGACGAATTTGTCAAAGACTTCATTCAGGAATATATCGGACTGAAAGAAGAAGCTAAAATCCGTTTGGGCACATTGTACCACGAGCAGGACTACCCGAACATCGGAAGTATTGAAGGAAAGTTCAAATTCAAAAATCATTTCATGCCTATTGCAGAGACAGATGATTTCCGGGTAAACATTTCGGAAGATGCTGTAAAGATGATCAAAACACAGATCACAAGCGAAATGGAAAGACGGGTGAACGAAGCAGTCGAGGAAATGCTAACAAGAATACGTGAAGCAGTTCTGAGAATGACTGAAACTTTGAGTGAACCGGGTAAAATCTTCCGGGATAGCTTGGTAGGAAACCTGCAAAATTTGTCCGAAACAATCCCGCTGATGAACTTCACCAACGATCAGAGGGTAGTTGACACGGTTAAAATGATCAAGCCTTTGATTGTGAACCCGGATATGCTTAGAAACAATGACGGTTTCCGGCAGGAAATTGCAACCAAAGCAAAACAAGTATTAAATAACATTTAAAAGTAAAAGTTATGAAATTAAGTAACAAAGATTCTGATGGGACTTCGTGGTTCATGGACACATTCACTACCTCAGTAAGATATTTGAGGGAAAAGGTAGGTGATCCTCAATGTGAGTGCAACACAGGGGAGGATAAAGTGAACTTTGATTGGACTTGCGAAACAAATTCAGGTGAAGTATTTACGATCTATGATTGGAAGCATTACAGACCGCTTTCAGAAGATGAACTGATTAGATTCCATATTGGAGGACATTCACAAAAAGTAACTCGGCAAGCTGTCAAGGAGTTAAATGAATTATTTAATAAGTAAGTTATGGCAAATTATTTTAATTTTACAAAAGATCAAGTTAAAAAAGTAGGGACTTATTCAAATGGTAGAATTGCACTTCAGATAATAGATGAAAGTAAATGTTACCCTAAAGAAGTTGCAACAGTTACCGTTAATATTCCTCAAGTAGACTTGAAAGAGGATGAAGTACTGATTAAAGATTGGTCTGAAAATGAAGGGGTACTTGATGATCTGATTAAATTTAATATCATCAGTAAGCCAATAAGCACAGTTCCCACAGGATTTGTTGTTGCTCACAAGTGTAAATTATTAATCTAAATGGACATAATCCGCTTGTATCAGGACTACGGGATTGACTTTGTTACAGAAGGACACAGGCACGCTCAACCCGGATGGGTAAACTGTGCTTGTCCCTTCTGTACGGGCAATCCGGGCTATCATTTGGGGTTTAATTTAGAGAGTGATTATTACTTTTGTTGGCGGTGTGGGAGTCACCCGGTCAACAAAACAGTTTCAACACTCCTGAAAATCCCTGAAAGTGAAGTCAGGGAACTCCTGAAATCTTACGGTGCTAAATATCGTGTACCGAGAATAAAAAGTAACAGACAAAAGGAAAGCAAGGTATTTAAACTACCAACAAATTGTCAGGTGTTATCTGCTCAACACAGAAAATACATGACTCAACGAGGTTTTGATGCTGAAAAAATTGAGCGGCTTTGGAACCTGCAAGGCACAAAACACGTAAGCTTTCTTGATAAATCTGACTATCGCTTTCGGATTATTATTCCATTCTTTTGGGAAGGTGAAATGGTGAGTTTTGACAGCCGGGATAAAAATACACCGAAAAGAAATCCTGTACGGCAAACAAGAACATTGGACTGATACCGGGATTTGTGTGGAAGGCCCTGCTGATGTTTGGAGATTGGGAGTTCATAGTTTTGCTGTAAGTGGAATTGAATACACTCATAAACAAGTCAGATTAATGGCAACCACGTTTAAACGTGTTGCTGTAATATTTGACGATGAGTACCAGGCACAAGTTCAGGCAAAAAAACTTGTGGCTGAATTGAAGTTTAGAGGGGTTGACGCTTGGAATATTGAAATTAAGGGTGATCCCGGAAGTATGAAACAAAGTGATGCAGATGAATTAATTAAAAGTATAATGAGATGAAAAAAAGCATATTTTTAATAGAAAGAATGTGGCTTGATCCTTTGGAAAATGAGTCATGCAGAGCAATGGGTTATGAGTGTTTTCGTTATGTAGAAACATTAGAAGAAGCAGAAAAATTCTGTAAGGAAAGTAGCAAACTTACTAACAAAGATTGTTGGGCTATTGGAAGAAATAAAGAATTACCTCGGTTTAGATATAAGGAAATTAAAAATTTAATGAAATGAAAAAATTAAGTAAAGCGTTAACTTGGGATGATCTTGCTAATGAATACGACAAATCACATACTGAAAGACCTGCCCGAACATTGCCTATGGACTATGTGTTTGAATGGGCAGAAAAACAAACTGATAAGTTTAAAGTATCAAAAAACGGGACAATGCATAAAAAATTAAAAATACAATGAGATGAGAGAAAAGATAAAATTAGTAGTGTTTAATGAACACACTTTGGGTTATATATTACCCGAACTCCCGGATTTTGTTCAAATATTACATAGTTCTATTTTAAAAGGAGCTGTGTTCTCAGTACAGCAAAGCAATTTCCTGATTGGAAAAAATGACAAAGTAAGACTTGCGAGTAAACAGGACTTTGCAGATTATCGAATATCTTTTGAAGGTTATGAAAAAGATAGTATATACTTATTTAATGAAAAATAAAAAGTTATGGAGGCAATAGAGTTTGTAATCAATTATCAAAACTACTTGGATGAAATAAGACAAGTAGTAAAAGAGGAGTACTATCCTGTATTAGATTCAATGGAAACAAACGATCCTCATGATATTATTCCTTGTGATCATTGGTTTAAGAACGAGAACCATGCTAAAGGATTGGTATGGCATATATTTATTCAAACAGTTAAAAAGTTAAAAGAAATTCATCATGAGTAAAAAATCAGAAAAATTATTAAGTTTTACAGTAGAAAATACATGGTCAAGTTCTGCTCATGCAGATCATGGGTGGGGCAATGGATATGTAGCTGTACCACCGAGTCACCCTCTTTATAGGAAAAAATATAGTAACAAAGTAAAAGTAAAGAACCCTGATAAAATTAAATTCAATGGTAATTACTTAGGATTACTATCTGCTTGGGCTGACGATGAGTCTGATTGGATTGACGATGAGAAAGAAGAAAGTTTATTGCCAATAGACTTGGTGATAAATGTTCATGGAGGAATTACGTTTACTGAATCCGCAAAAGATATGAAAAATCTGCCTAAAAGAATACCTGATCATTACTGGGTATTTGGATTTGATACCGTTCATGCAGGAGATGATATTTATAATTGGACAAAGGAAAAGGTCAGAAAAGAGACAGATAAATTTAAAAAAGAACTTGAAAACATTCACAAAATTATTGAATTATGAGTAGAAAATTAGTTATTACATACGAAGAAAATGAAGATGAATCCAATCTTTTAATTGAAAAAGATGAGTTTACTGTCCCTGAGATTGTAACTCTATTGGAAGCAATCAAATTAAGAATTATTACCGATTACACAACAATAAAATCCAAATGATAAAGTTGTCAAACGCAGCGGTTACTTCAAAAGCAATTAAAAAAGAACTTGGAGAATTATTTCCTGACACGAAATTCTCAGTCAAATCACAAACTTTTGAAGATGGTGATGCAGTAAATGTGACTTGGACTGATGGCCCTACCAAACCAATGGTTGAGTCAATAATTAAAAAGTACCAGTCCGGCAAATGGAATAACGATGAGCAGGAATATGAAGTAACTAATAAAAGAAATGATATCCCACAAGTTAATTATGTTAACATTCCCTGCCGGAGATTGTCACATAAAGTTGAAGAAGAAATACTAAGTAAACTTCGAGTTAACTACAAAGAGTGTGCAGACTTGAACCGGGATGGTTGGGTTGAGAGCTTAGATAAGAGTATGTTACAAATGATTTGGGAAGTTTTTAATGTCACTTCTTATTGATTTTCAGGTATTTAAAAATAAATTTGGAAATGTCAAAAAATTTCATTATATTTAAACTCTAATTTCATAAATGCGGATATGGAAAGTCTCAAAATTTTTGCTGTATTTCATAATAGGTAAATTTTAAGTGAAGTGAAAGGGTGAGTAACGGCCGCATACGTGAAAGCCCCTTCACTTATTTTTTTTACAAGTAAATTAAACAATCATGGACAAAAGCAAATCATTAAACTTGCCAGATGCTATTATCTAATAATTAAAAATTTACGTTATGGGAAAACTCACTGTAAAAAACAGATTCGCAACTATTCCTAATGAAATTTTAAATTCAAAGGAATTATCATTTAAGGCTAAAGGTATTTATGGTTATATTCAGTCTAAACCAGACGATTGGAACTTTAGTGTTAAGAGAATAAGTACTCAAACAGGGGAAGGTGTTACAAGTGTCACTTCCGGTATAGAAGAATTAGAAAATCTTGGTTATTTACGAAGGCAAAAATATCAGGATAGCAACGGTTATTGGGGGATTGAGTACCTTTTGTATTCTGAAAAAAATTCAGAAAACCCTGAGTCGGAAAACCCAACACAGGATTTTCCAATACAGGATAATCCAATGAAGGAAAACATACCAAACAATAGTAATACAGAGTACAGTAAAAAAGAATATAGTAATAAAGAGAAGAATAGTAAAAAAGAAGAAGAATTAAATTACATTGTTTCACGTTCAAAAAACGTGAAAACAGATAGCTCCAAAAATAATAAAGAGTATCTACATTTAGCTGATCAATTGAAGCGAATAATTATCTCCAAAAAGAATGTTAAGGTTGACGGCCGGAAGCTGAACAATTGGACTAATTCAATTCGCCAATTGGTTAAAACCGATGGCGTGGAAATTTCCAGAGTAGAGAAAGCCCTTGACTGGTATGAGGAACATTATATGGATGACTTCGTGCCGGTCATAGAAAGCGGGAAAAGTCTCAGGGACAAATTTTTGCGTTTGGAGGATGCTGTTGAACGGGACAAGAAACCAATCCGGGGTTCACGCCGGCGAGAGCAGTCTTCAGGTTACCGGAGTGACCGGACAAAATTAACTTACCAACGACCAAAAAGAATTGATTGAAATAGTTAAACGGCCCGGTGCAAATACAGTGCGCTTATATTGCACAACAAATGATTAGAATTACGAACAAATTTTAAATATTTTAGAGATGGAAACACCAAGAGAATTTGCAGACAGAATTTGGAAAACAAAAGGAATGGACGAAAACAACTTGCAAGAGTTTACTATTCCATTGAGTACGGCAATAGGCATGATTGAAACTTATTGTAAAAAGAAAGATGAAGCCATATCGAAGGCTTTAGATACGTTTCAAAACTACTGGAAGGATGGGCAGTTTTATGGAGCGGGGATACATGTAGCTGTTGATTTGTTAAAAGAAGCACAAACTGAAAAATGTTGATTCTTTGAGAAAGCGCGGGTGGGTGGGCTGTAAAAGTTATGACATATTGCTATGGTTGTAAAAAAGAAAAAATATTCACAGGTGTAACTAAAAAGGAAATTGAAAAATATAAGGTTGGTTATAGTTGGATGGAGTAGCATTACGCCTAATGGACGAGTATATGGCAAGGTGGATTTAAAAGTGATGACCTATCAAGCTGCAACAAACTAAATAAGTTGAAACAAAATAAATAGAAATGAAAGTAACATTAAAAAAGGCTTTTTCAATATTGGATGGTAGGTTATCTACTGAAATGGATGATGTTTATGAGATGTTAAATTACATTTTTGATGATGACCTTATGACTCATCAATTGCCGTCTGCTATGCGAAAATTAAAAGAAATAAATCCTGAATGGTTCAAGGATGCAGTTAGCACGATTGATGAAATTAAACACATTGAAGGAACAAATGATTTCGAGCATTTAATGAAAATAATAGATCGAGAATATTCAAATTTTGAAATTGAGCTTAAAAAGTAAATTTTAAAATTGATATTTTAGCGGGAATAGTTTAGTTCACCTATTAACGAAGGATAACCTTTAAATATTAAAATCTAAATATGCGAACAAAACAAAACTGGGAGCAGAACTGGGAGAAAAAAGCAATAGAGAAATATTTCACCCCACGAATAACTAAAGATTTACTCACACTAAACTTTCCACAGTTACCCGATGAGCAACCAAACAGCACTTTTATTTGCGGGAAAATCAAAACCGGCAAGACCATTCACGCAGCATGCTTAGCACTCCAGCAGGTAAAGTACGATTACCTGAATGAACTGCCGGTTAATTTACTGTTTGTTTCATTCCCGGAAATGCTGGCAGAAATCAAAGACACTTACAACAACAAGGGCAAAACCGAAAGCGAGGTAATGAAAAAGTACCTTGACGTGCCGTTTCTTGTTATTGACGACTTTCTCACTACCCGTCCGACTGATTGGGTGATGGATGTGCTTTACTACCTGATTAATCATAGGTACGAGTACTTGCTGACCACAGTGATTACGAGTAATTATACACTCGAGGAGTTGGAGGAGTTGTTAAATGACCAAAGAATCACAAGTCGGATTGACCGGATGTGTGAGGTCGTAGAAAAAACAGGATTCAAAAATGCCGTGTAAATATTTCAGTTTAAAATCGTTTTTAAGGCTATTTTCGGTCGATTACAGGACGTTTTATATGGTGTGTGGTATATTGTATTATTTTAGGGGTAAAATCGTTTAAAACGGAAATTTTAGGATGATCGAAAGAAAAGTATTGATAGGACTTATAACAAGTACAAATTACTTGCAACAACTCAATTCGGAGTGGAAACCGGAATACTTGGAAAGTCCTACGGCAAGACTTCTGTCCGGTTGGTGTTGGGAATACTTTGACAAGTATCACAAAGCACCGATGAGGGACATTGAAGGGATTTACATTGAAAAACTGAAAAAAGGAATTAATGAGGAACTTGCCAATGAAATAGAAAGTGAGATACTCCCTGAACTGAGTGAGCAGTATGAAAATGAAAATCCTGACATTGAATATTTACTTGACCAGACAAGGGCTTACTTAAAGGAAAGACAAATTGCCATACACGTTGAAACGGTTGGTGGATTGATTGAAAAAGGGGATGTTCAGCAAGCACAAAATGAAATTGAAAAGTTCAATATTGTAGAAGGCGGGAAAGTTGAAGGACTTGATTTGAGTAGTCCTGAGATGCTTGAAAAAATAGATGTTGTATTTGATACAACTTATCAAAATGTGATAAAGTTTCCCGGAGCTTTGGGTGATTTTTGGAATGATCAGCTTGTCAGGGGAGGGTTTGTATCACTTATGTCTCCTGACAAACGTGGAAAAACTTACATGCTATTGGAATTTATGATGAGAGCATATAAGCAAAAACGCAAAGTTGCATTTTTTCAGGCAGGGGACATGACAGAGAACCAGCAATTAGCTCGTATCTGTATTTATCTTGCCAAAAAATCAAATCTGGAAAAGTATTGTGGAACTCTTTACGTTCCTGAACAGGACTGCATAAAAAACCAGTTGGATATGTGTAGCAAAAAAGTCAGGGAATGTAAGTTTGGTGTATTCGAGGACAAGTCTGATCGAAAAGATATTACCAAGCAGGATTTAATTGAAGCGTTGAAAGATTACCCGGATTACAAACCCTGTTACAACTGTGTGGAGTGGCAAAAGAACAAGTGGGGAAGTGTATGGCTTAAAAAAATAGAAGTAAAAAATCCTTTAAGTAAAAGGGAAGCTAAAAAGTGGATTAAAAAGTTTTTCATAGACACTAAACGGAGCATTAAAATGACTACATATTCTAATGATACTTTGACTTTATCTGAAATGAAAAGGGTTTTGCAAAAATGGAAACGTGAGGAGAATTTTGTACCGGATGTTGTGATAATAGATTATGCTGATTTGTTAGTGGCTGAAAAAGAAAGAGAACATAGGCACAAGGAAAATGAAATTTGGAAAGGACTTAGGGGGCTGTCACAAGAACTTGATGCTTTGGTTATTACAGCTACTCAGACTGATTCGGATAGTTACAGTAAAGACAGGTTGGAGATGAGAAACTTTAGTGAGGATAAAAGAAAACTTGCACACGTGACAGCAATGTATGGATTAAATCAGGATTCAAAGGGCAGGGAAAAAGAAATAGGTGTACTTAGAATAAATAAAATTGTTGTGCGTGAAGGTGATTTTCACAGTTCACAGGAAGTAAATGTGTTGCAGAGATTAGAGATCGGAAGACCATTTTTAGGGAGTTATTATTAGGAGGAAAAAGCTATGAAAACAGAAAACTGGGTAAAAGATGATGTATTAAAAGATTATCAGAAAAGGGCAATGAAATCGGTGGAGGACAGGGAAAAGTGGGAAAAAGAACAGATTAAAAAAGGAAAAAAGAAAGTGTATGTTTCTCATCCTGAAATTGATAAAACGTTCATTATCAAATTTGTTTAATATTTGGTTAAAAATAATTTTAAAAATGTTATTAAAATATTTGGTAAATTCAATTTTTTGTGGTATATTTGATTTTGAATTTATAAAATCAGTTCATTGAAAATATTGAATTTCGTTGAAGTTATTTGAAACTGTTTGGACACGGGTTCGATTCCCGTCTGCTCCACACCACGTAGCAAGCGTGTTTTCGTCAATTAATCAGGAGGGAAACAAGTAGTGTGTTGTCCCTCCACATTTGGGGCAGATTGGCTTAGACAGGCAGAGGTAGGGTAATGGAGAGATTCAGGTGATAACAGGCAAAACTGTTAATCTTTTCAATGCTCCTGTGAGACAGGCAGCATAGAAACGTCTGCCCCACGAGACGGGGCAATTTGGCAAGGTGGCGGAATTGGTAGACGCTGTAGGAAGAAGGCGTGAATCCTTTAAGTGAACTCCGATAGTAAGGAAGTTCTGCCTATAATAGACGATAAGTAAGTGTACATAGCTGACAATATAATGCAGGTTCGACTCCTGCCCTTGCCACGTTGCTTAACCACAGAGCTCTGACTGATGAAATATTAGTGGTGACATGCCCGGAGAGACGGGCACTTTTTTAAATTAATTTAAAATTTTTATTTATGGCAAAAGAATTATTACAAGGGCAGTTGATTGATGCCTACAATGAACTCGACAAGATTGCAGGGATTAATCCCCCTGTTAAGTGGAAAACCCAAGATCAGTTTGAAAGGGAATTATGGAGCTGTGTTTATGGTGGCACGGATCAGAAAGTAGCTGAAGAAGGTGATAAGTTTACAGAAGAAGCTCAGGCTGTGTTTGATGAATTAGGTAGGAAATATGGCAAAGGATTTGAATTGTATGATCCTGATGATGTGCCGAATGTAATTGAACCTAAAGAACCTGAATCTGAAGAATCCGATCCTGAACCCGAACCGGAGGAAAAACCCGCACCAAAACCAAAATCCAAAGCCAAACCAAAAGCAAGTTCAAAGAAACAACCTGCTAAAAAAGTTGAAAAAGAACCCGAATCTGAGCCGGAGGAAAAACCTGCACCAAAACCCAAAGCTGAAAAGAAAGTTGAAGTGGACATGGAAAATGTTCAGATCACAGACAGGGTTGATGCTTTATGTATGGCACTTGAAATGAACCCGGATTCGATTGATGACTGGTCACGTAGGGCTAATTCAATCCTTGAAATAAAAGGTGGGAAAATCAAACCGAATAACCTTGCAAACAAGTTTGACATCGGGTATTTTTACAAGATTGCAAAACATTTTGATTTGGGTGAATTACCCAAGTCGTAGTGTGTATCCATGACAACAGCTCGGGGACTTTGTTCTCCGGGCTTTTTTCGTATTTAAAATTTGAATAATGAAAAAACTAAATTATGATCCTGAAGATGAATACTTTCGTAAGAATTTACACCCAATGTGTAGGTGTATTATAATACATACTCATCTGACTTTTCCTAAATTTATAACCAAAGAAATAGCATTTGCAAGTAATCTTTACATCCACAAGTTTAAAAATTAAAAGTCAATGAAAGTAAATAAAGACAAATTAAAAACAGCTTTAGAAGCTGTAAAACCCGGACTGTCAAATAACGAAATTATAGAGCAGTCAACTGCCTTTGCTTTTACCAATGGCAGGGTAATAACATATAATAATGAATTGTGTGTTTCATACCCGTTGGAAGGAGTTGACATTGAATGTGCAGTGGAAGCGAGTGAACTCTATGATTTTATTGGCAAAGTCAAAAAAGAGGAGATTGATATTGAACTGACCGATGATGTTTTGGTTATCAAAGCGGGCAGGGCTAAAGCCGGATTCCCGGTTGAAAGGGAAATAAAAATGCCGGTTGATAGCGTGTTCGAGAGAAAGGAATGGAAATGGATACCCGAGAACTTTTTAAAAGCCTGTAAGTTTGCAATTCAAAGCTGTTCAAAAAATGAAATCCATTTTAATCTTATGTGTGTTCATGTAAAAGATAATGGTGAGATTGAGGCTACGGATAACACAAGATTGTCACATTGGGACTTGGGGGATTTACTAAAAATTGAAACTTCATTTTTAATTCCTGCAAATTCAATCCGTGAAGTAATAAAACTTAATCCTAAATACATCACAGTTGAGGAAGATTGGGTTCATTTTCAAAATGAAACTTCTGCAATTATTTCATGTAGGACAGTTGATGATAATTTCCCTGATATTTCAAAAGTTTTAAATCGCAAAAAGAAAGGAACCGAATTAAACTTCCCTGAGAATATCAATGAAGTATTGGATAAGGCTCAAGTGTTTTTGAGCAAAGAGATTGAATCGGCAAGGTCAGTGAATATCATATCAAAAGGTAATTTATTATTGGTTGAAAGTAAATCTGACAGGGGATGGTTCAAGGAAGAAATTGACTTGGAAGAAAATATTGACGAATTTGAATTTATAATTAACCCGGTTTTCCTGAAAGATATTTTGAAAGAAAGCAATCAGTGTAAGGTTTACAATGATATGCTCGAGTTTAGGGGGGATGATTGGGTTTATATGACTATGGCCAAACAAAAAGTATGACCGGATTTTTCTCTAAAAAAGAAATACGATCAGTAAACAGTCCTGAAATAAAATCACTCGGTTGTCATTCGTGTGGACTTTACCAATACGTGAAATCACCCAAAATGGAACCTTACGGAAATTTCAAAAAGGGGATTTTGAATATTGGGGAAGCACCGGGGGAAACTGAAGATACAAACGGCAAACCTTGGCAGGGAAAAGCCGGTACACTACTCAGGAAAACTTACCGCAGTCTTGGTATTGATCTGTTCGAGGATTGTTTGAATATCAATGCTGTTTCATGCAGACCTATGACTGACAGGGGATCAAACCGGACTCCTACAAACCATGAAATTGAATGTTGCAGGGTAAATGTACTGAAAGCAATCGAACAGTATAAACCAAAAGTGATAGTCCTGTTAGGGAATATTCCGATTCAATCCGTGATAGGACACAGGTGGAAAAAGGATTTAGGGGGAATAACCAAATGGAGAGGTTGGCATATTCCCGATCAGGACTTCAAAGCGTGGATTTGTCCGGTATTTCATCCGAGTTTTATTATGCGTTCTGAAGCGGAAGAATTGATTACTGTATGGGAGCAGGACTTGGATAATATTTTCTCAATAAATGATCCTGTTCCTGTTTACCGGGAACCAAATATACAATACATTGATGATTTATCGGTACTTGATAAAATACCAAATGGAAGTTCTATTGCTTTTGACTATGAAACTACTGGACTGAAGCCTTATGCAAAAGGACATGAAATTGTAAGTGCAAGTATAGCTACAAATGAAAACGAAGTGTATGCTTTTTTGATGCCAAAAGATGAAGATCAACTCAATCATTTAAGAAAATTACTTCGCAACAAGTTGATTAAGAAGATGGCAGCAAACTGTAAGTTTGAGGAGACGTGGAGTTACGTTAGGATTGGCACAAGAGTAAAAGGTTGGTATTGGGACAGTATGCTATCAGCACATGAATTGGATAACAGGAGTGGTATTACCGGGTTGAAGTTTCAAGTTTTTGTGCAGTTTGGCGTGGCTGATTATAGTAGTGAAGTAGATAAATGGTTGCAGGCAAAAGATTCTAAAAATGCAAATAGTCTGAACAGGGTAAATGAATTGATTAAGACTGAAAGCGGGAAAATGAAACTGTTAAAGTACAATGCGCTTGACAGTATATTTGAATACAGATTATCTATGAAACAAATGAAACAGTATGACATATAACAGAAATACACTTTTTGGAGGAAAAATAATTGCTTCCGTAGGATTTGATGAACAGGAAATGATCAGGGACATTTTACATCTTCATGCTAAAGATGGGAACATTGATTGTGATCCTACTTATTCGATAGGCAATTTTTATAAGAAAGGACTAAAAGAACCAAAATATAAGTTTGATATTTTACCTCAAGTGACAGGAGTTGAAAAAGCTTCGTCTGAAAATCTTCCATTGGAAAACGAAAGTATAAATGTCATTATGTTTGATCCTCCATTTATAGCTCATTATCTTACCGGAAGTCATGGAATAATAAACAAACGGTTTACCGTGTTTGACACTTGGGATGATTTAAAAAAAATGTATGCAAGCTCTATGAAAGAGTTTTACCGGATATTGAAACAAAAAGGGATAGTAATATTCAAGTGCCAAGACTTTAACGGTGACGGAAATATTCAGTACTTTACTCATGCTTGGGTTATGCAAATTGCTGTTGATGCAGGGTTTTATCCAAAAGACCTTTTCATTTTACTAAACAAAGTACGGCCTATCATAAAAGGAGTTCAGAAAATAGCCAGAAAATATCATTGTTATTACTGGGTTTTTCAAAAAGTAAAAAACAGAGTTGATTACTATGATTAAGCATGACATAGAAGCATACAAACTACTACATGATGGGGTACTTGCCTTTTCACGTGCCGAGCAACAGGGACTGAGAATTGATATGGATTATATCAACAAACAGAATACTATAATAGCAAAGCAAATAACTGACTTGGAAAGTGAGTTTTATGATTCTGAATTTTACAGGGATTGGCAAAAATCGGAGCACAGTAAAAAAATAAACATTTACAGTCCGGTTCAGCTTGGTAAATACCTGTATAAAGTCAGGAAAATAAAACCGCCTAAAGAAACAGCCACAGGTTCGGGTTCGACCGATGAGGAAACTCTAAAACGATTAGGACTTCCTGAACTTAGCGCTTACCTGAAAATAAAGAAATTAAAAAAACTGAAAGACACTTACATTGCTTCGTTGGCAAGAGAACAGCATGATGGTTGGATTCATCCTTTCATTAATTTGCACACTGTTAAAAGTTACCGCTCTTCGGTAAACTCTCCTAATTTCCAAAATTTACCCAACAGGGATGAGGAATCAATGAATTTAATACGTGGTGCAATTTTCCCAAGAAAAGGACACCAATTACTTGAACTTGATTTCAGCCAGTTGGAAGTTTCCATAAGTGCTTGTTACAATAAAGACGATCAGCTCATACATGACATTCTTGAAGGTGATATGCACAAAGATATGGCTTGCCAGATATTCAAAATCAAAAAATTTGATAATGAAAATTCAGATCACAAAACACTAAGGAGAGCTACCAAAAACGGTTTTGTGTTCCCGGAGTTTTACGGGGATTACTATAAAAACTGTGCAGACAGACTCGCCTCAATTTGGGGGGAATTACCTAAAACAAGATGGAAGGAGGGACAGGGAATAAAATTTAATGACAAACACTTGTCGGATCATTTGATAGCCAACGGTATCAAGTCATTCAATGCTTTTGAGCGCCATATTGAAAAGATTGAGGATGTGTTTTGGAATGATCGGTATTTTAAATATGCCAAGTGGAAAGAAAACTGGTGGAAAAAATACCAATTAAAAGGGTATGCAAAATCCAAAACCGGATTTGTTTTTCAGGGAGTAATGAGACGAAATGACGTTATCAATTACCCGATTCAGGCAAGTGCTTTTCATTGCCTGTTATGGAGTTTTATTCAGGCTACTCAGGCACAGGTCAGGGATAGGTGGAAAACAAGGTTAGTGGGACAAATACACGATTCAATTATATTGGACGTTTATCCCGGTGAGTTGGATAAGGTAATTAAGATAATGAAATGTATTATGTGTAATGACGTGCGCCAGCATTGGAAATGGATTATAGTACCATTGAAAGTAAAAGCGGAGTTGTGTCCGGTTGATGGGAGCTGGTCGCAAAAAAAGGATTATGCAATATGAAACGCAGGAGATTTAAAACAGTTGACGAGCCTGAATTTACTGAACCGTTAGGACTTGTGGTTTACAAAAACACAGTACGTGAAATACTTGACAAAGAAGAAGATGGTGTGTTTTTAGTAAACGATTATGGTGAAGTTGAAAAGATTCCAAACAGGGAATTTAAACCTGTTCTGAGCGAATTGTTTGCTTATCGGTTGTATATGTATCTGATTTGGCGAAAATGGTACGTTACACGGTTTTATGCCGGTTTACAGCACGATTATTCAATGGCTGAAATCAATTCATTGCTATTGCAGGTTGAACGTGAAATACTGGATAAAATCAGCATTTTATAATGTTTAAAATTAATGTTTAAAAAATTTGTTAAATTGGATATTTTTGATTATATTTATATAAAATTTACAAAATGAAATCACCTGAAAAATATGCTCAAGA